TTGTTAATGGAGTTTATATTCCAGATAACTGGGGTCCTAGTGAAGCTGATCGTCTGTGGTGTTATCGCGTAGAAGTTCGCGAGACTCAGAGCAATATGGCATTTCGCGAAGGTCATCGCGAATGGAATGAAGATTTATTTGTTTAATAAAAAGGATAATATGAGCGAAGGTAGAAATGTTTCTGAAGTAATTCGTGAACGTTTAAAAGAGAATAAAAAGCGTTTCTTTGCAAACGATAATATCTCTGAGTTTATGTCTGATGAAGAACGTCAAGAGTTGATCAATGAGATTGCCGGTAAGTTTAATGGCGTTCTAGACTCTTTGTTGATTGATCGCGATAATGATCCTAATAGCCATGGTACTGGCAAGCGTCTGGCTAAGATGTATGTAAACGAAATTATGTCTGGTCGCTATTATCCAGTTCCAGAAGTTACTGCGTTTCCTAATGACGAGAGCTGTGGGACTAAGCGGTATGATGGTATGTTGGTAGTTCGCTCTGAGATTAAGTCAATGTGTAGCCATCATCACCAAACAGTATCCGGTGTCGTGTTCATTGGTATTATTCCTGGCTCTAAAGTGATTGGTTTATCAAAGTATACTCGCATTGCACAGCATTGTGCCCGTCGTGGTACTTTACAAGAAGAACTCTGTAACGATATCGCTGATGCAATTGCTAAGGCTACTGAGAGTGAAGATATCGCAATTCATATCGGCGCAACTCATGGCTGTTGTGAGAATCGTGGTATTATGGCAAGCTCATCATTAACTCAAACTACTGTATTGCGCGGTCAGTTTAATGATGCTGGTGTTAAGAAAGAGTTCTTTGATAATGTTAGCCTTCAGGGCAATCGTCATAACATCTATTAATGATAATTGGACGAACTAAACATGATCCAGAGTTATCGTCTATAATATGGCCAACGTTTACAGCTACGCTAGATGAAAAGCATGGTGTAGCTGGAACAATCGGTCGTCAAGGTGAGGAAGCTGCTCTTAAGATATTACAAGAGCGGTTTCCAACGGTCAAGTATGCTATCATGCATGACGACTGTCTTAATCAGATGATGGGGATTGACATCACGTTAATCCACAAAGATAACTCTTTTGATCTCGTCGACGTCAAATCTGGACGTTCAGGCTTATATTATGTTGATAATAATTGGTACATTACTTTAAGAAAAGATCACTATAATCCTCGGAAAAAGACCGAATATCTTATGCATATTGGTCCAAAAGGTGATGTATTTGCTTTCTATAATAGAGCATTAATGGCTGGATTTATTGAGCAAAAGCATATACAATTAGACGAACCGTATAAATTAAAACGTCGTCATTTTCCTGACTTTATTACTACTAATGTGAATTAATATGATTGAAATTTCCCACGAATCACCTATTGCTATTCTAAACGAATCCCGAAAGTATAATGATCTGGATTATGCCTTAGTGCATTTGCTTGAGACTGAGCCTGAGTACCGTCAGTTCTTTAAAGATTCTATTGCTCAAGGTCGTAAAGTTATTTTAGATAATTCTATCTTTGAATTAGGAACTGCTTTTGATTCTGATAAGTTTGCCGATTGGGTTGAAGAACTACGACCAACTGAATATATTATTCCAGACGTTCTAGAAGACTCTGACGGAACTATTCGTAGTGCTCAGAAATTTATTGCCAAATATAAAGATCTTCCAGGTAAATCTATTGGAGTAGTTCAAGGTAAGACATTAGATGAAATTGAGCATTGCTATTATATGTTAGATAAAGTGTTTAACGTTGATAAGATTGCTATCTCCTTTGACTATTCTCTGTATCGTCAACAATACCCACATCCTAATAAATGGGTATCGTTTGCATTAGGTCGTGTTAAAGTAATGCAACATCTAGTTCGTAGAAATATTATTAATGTGAATAAACCTCATCATCTATTAGGCTGTTCACTTCCGATTGAGTTTATGTTCTATCGCACAGGGTTTGATTGGATCGAATCTATGGATAGCTCTAATCCAGTAGTTCATGGCCTGCTTGGCATTAACTATAAAGGCTATGGTTTAGATGATAAGCAATCAATCAAACTAGTAGATTTAATTCATCATGAAGTAGATGAGACTGCATTAAAGAATATTTGGCATAACGTGAATATTTTTAAAGAGATCGTCAATGGCTAAAAAATGGATTGCTCTATTCTCTCAAACTGGTTCAGAGATTGTTAATATTTCTGAAGCAGTAGGTCGCACACCAGATCTAGTATTGACTAATAATAAAGATCCAGTTCAATGGAATAGTGGTATCCGCCAGCTGTGTAAAAATATTACGGTTGATAGTCATGATAAATTAATGGATTATCTTCGAAGTAATGAAGAGTTTGCACCTGAAGATACCGTAATTACACTGCATGGTTATTTGAGAATTATTCCAGAAGATGTTTGTGGGTCGTATATTATGTTTAATGGCCACCCAGCTCCGATTCATCTATATCCTGAGTTAAAAGGCAAAGATAAACAGGAAGACTTGTATAAATATAGGTATGAGTATCCTAGAATTGGATGTGTTATACATAGAGTTACATCTACATTAGATGATGGTGTGATAATCATTAATATCGATGCAGAAAATAATCTTACCTCTATAGAAGATGCTTATACCAAACTTAAACATTTATCGCTAGAAAGCTGGAAAGAATTTTTTAATGATTATCTACCAAATAAGATCTCTAATTGATGGTAAAATATACATCGGGAAAACTGTAAACTTAAAGAGACGATGGCAAGGCCATCTATCTTTAGTAAAAACAGGTAAAGGATACTGGATCCATAATGCTATTAGAAAATATGGAGTAGAAAACTTTGTAGTTGAAGTTATTAAAGAAAACGCCACAAACGAAGATGAAAAAGAATTAATAGAAAAATATAGAGAAATCAGCTATAATATTCATATTGGTGGATTGGGTGGTGATAATATTACTTTTCATCCAAACAAAAGAGAAATTTTTGAAAAAAGACGTGCAAAACATTTAGAAAATGTCCCTAGAGGTGAGAAGCACCCGAGATGGGTATCAGTATCAGTAGAAGATAAGAAGCTAATTGTTGAAGAGTATTTTAGCTACGGTTTGACATCACCGGAAAGTATTTGTAAAAAATTTAACATATCAAAAGATATATTTGATAGAGTTATTAGAGAAAATAATAAGCTGTTTAGAAGCAAAATTGATAGATTTTACTATAATAAAGAAAATATTAAACGTTTAATAGATGAGTATACAATCTATAGCATAGATGAAATTTGTAAGCGGGGTTGTGGACTTTCGTATGGAGTAATATCTAAAGTCTTACAATCTAACGGTGTAGTGATAAAAAGGAAGGATAGATGAGAATAGCGATAAGTGGTGCTCAATCAGTGGGTAAAACTACGATTCTGAATGCTTTGCGTTCGGAGAAGATATTTCAAGACTATCAGATCTGTAACGAAGTAACTCGTCGTGTTGGGAGTTACGGTCTTCCTATTAATGAAGATGGCACCGATTTAACTCAGCGATTGATTATGCAAGAGCATATTGTGAATACATTCATGTATGATAAGTTTATTGCTGATCGTTCTGCATGGGATGGTTTTGTGTATTCTTGCTATCTTTGGCAGCATGGGAAGATTAGCTACGATACATTGCAGTTTAGTCGTGAAGTGTTTATGAAGGTCCAACCGACTTATGATCTTCAGTTTTATATTGAACCTGAGTTTGATATTGTGAATGATGGAGTGCGTAGTACTAATTTAAAGTTCCGTGATGAGATTATTCGATTATTCGAGAAGTCAATTGCGGACTATAAAATGAATGCAGTAATTTTAAGCGGCTCAGTTCGTGAGCGCGTTGAACAAGTATTATATGCAGTGCAAGGGTTAGAAGACAACCGTACAACATTAAAGTATTAAAAAGGAAAAGAATGAACAATCAAGAAGAATTAAATAAGTTAGTTGGTGTGCATCTAGGTAAAGCTGGTGACGGTACCGCTGTTAAACCTTATATTACTCCAGATGAGGTAGATCCTAGCTTATTGGTAGCTGTTCCCCGTCATTTGAACCGCACTCAATATGGTATTGAAGAGAATGCTCTTCCATTCGTCGGGGCTGATGCTTGGAATGCATATGAGTTTTCTACTCTATTGAAGAATGGCTTTCCAGTATCTGGTTGGTTGAAATTTTCATATGGTTCAGAGACTCCTAATATTGTTGAGTCTAAATCAGTTAAGTTATATTTAAACTCATATAACATGGCTCGTTTAATTGATACTCGTGAAGAATTATATCTCATTGAAGAGATGGTTGCTGAGCACTTCACAGCTGCAACTGGTGGTTTTGTAGACGTATCTATTGCAATTGGTGATATTGAAACTACTCGTCCTATTACCGGTGACTTTACTTCTCTTGAAACATATTGTGATGTTGAGAATATGGACTTTAGTCAATATAATGAATCTCCAGAGACACTAAAGGTAATTGATAATGTTGGTGGTCGTCCAGAAAAATGGAGATCATATTCATTACGTTCTAACTGTCGTGTGACAAATCAGCCAGATTGGGGTGATGTATATATTCACATTAAAGGTAATCAGACAGTTACTCCTGAATCATTGATGCAATATATCGTATCTATGCGTAAAGAGAATCATTTCCATGAAGAGATTGCCGAATGTATTTACAAACGCCTCTATGATTTAACTAAACCAGAAGAGTTGTTAGTGGCTTGTTTATATACTCGCCGTGGTGGTATTGATATTAACCCAGTTCGTGCATCTAGCTATGATGTATTGAGTATGGCTCCGATTACTAATTCATTCTATATGAGCACTAAAACTGCGAGACAATAATGGATTGGAAAGATAAAAACGTAAAAGCAGTATCAGACGCCTTGCATAGTCGTATGGAAGTAGGTTATAATAAGTATGGTGTTACAA